ATCAACCCTAATAGCAAGAAATGGCAGGTAGCCAAGCAGGTTTTTGGCATACATAGCCATTGTCACGGAGTCAGTGGCAATACCCAGGCCTTTGAAATTCCCACCCTCTACCGTAGTGGTGGAATTGTTTGTCATAGCTATGTTGGTGTGAAGGTTGTGCCCATGCAGCCCGCCAGTGTAAGTGGCCATCAATGTTGCATGAGAGAAATCGCCAGAGCGGTTTGAAATCAAGATATCGTAATACTTATACGGAGATGCATCAGTGGTAACATCTGTTGCTGATACGGTTGCACTCCAAGAGCCACAGGTGATCGTATCGCCTACAGAAAATGATGAGGTACCATTCTCAACTGACTCTAGTTCAGCAATAAACAGGTCATACCCGCCGAGGCCAGAAACCCCTGTCCCCTGGTTGTTTACTACCGAGGACATCGCATAGCGGGTGATAGTCCCATTTGTGATGGCGCTGCCAAATTCCACTTCTGAGCCGGTATTTGTGGACAAGTTAGTCAGCGTTATACGGCTCATCCATTTACCGTTAAAGTCAACGGTACCGGCTTTGACATGTGAGTACTGCGTTCTGTCCTGCAAACCGATGCCCCAGAACCGGTTATTTGCACACCAGTTCATATCAATGTTGTGGCATTCGGAGTTCGCACCACCTGTGCCTGAACCCAGTAAAACGCCCATATACCCATCCTGCCAGTTCTTGCCGTGGATATATGACATTGTCCCCTGCGAGGTCACAGGACCCCAGTTTCTATACCCAATGATGTAGTTTCTGGCCAAGCCAATATCAATTTTAGACGTGCTGCTGCTTTTATTTTAGTACTAAAAATTGTAGCCTTCCCGCCGCCGTCAAAAGAGCTGATTTCGAAATTAAGATTTTCGTTAACTGTCTTAGGTGCAAATGCGGGTGTAGCTTCCCACCATTGGTCAGGAACTGCGTCCCATGCCTCTGAATTAGCCCAAACCTTGTTGAGATAAAAATCAAAACCAAAGGTCGGCTCCAGGCCGGATGGGCTGCTTTGTAGGCCCTCTGGGATAAAAACAGTACCGTTAATCAGATAAGTGTACTCGCCCCTGACCTTGTTAATCCCATAGGATTCGGAAGCATCACATGCAGACTGAATGGCAGCGCGGCAATCAACAGCGCCAACGCCATCAGCCCCAAACATTTCGGGGGTAATATAGCTTTTTAGAATGCGGCGCCAGTACCAATCGTCATTCACGACAGCCACTATTCCGCCATCCTCGGTGCCTGAGGCATTCACAGCAAAAACTCACCACCACCTTGTGGTGAAGCCAATGTTGCCGCCCAACCATCATTGTAGGATTTGAGCATAACCGACTGCCCTGCATATGATGGGACGATTAGTTTTAGGGCTGCGTAAGACGACACCTGGCCGATATTGTGATAACCAATTGCGTCGGAAAGGTCCGCGCGGATCACCGCATCCCCAGCAACAGCCCAAAAACCTAACCCAAAGCCGTCATCGCTCGGGCTTGACCCGGCCGCAACTACTTTGGGGAAGGTGCCAGTCCAGTAATACAGATTGGTGCCATCGTTAATCTGTTCAATCACAGAATTTAAAGTTGCTCCAGCGGTAAAAGTGTTCGCACCTTTAACGACGCTGGAGAGTGTTGCGGCTGCCTGGTCTGCTGCTGCCTGGGCTAATGTGATTGAATTTTGAGCCGTGGCGCTACTTGTTGCAGCTGATTCAGCAGAACTTGCTGCGCTTAAGTCATACCCATTAATCTCATTGACCTTAGCTTCGACCGCTGTGGTAAGGTCATCTTTATTCGCTAAATCGTTTAATTGGGCCGCAGTGACAACCTGCCCGTCAGAAAAAGCCATAGTTGACTCCGGTGATTAGAAATTGTTTTTATCAGATGAAAATCATGAGGATGGAAGTTGTGACTGACCGAGAATAAAGCTCTCCCCTAGGATGGGTGGCGAGCTTGGCTTACTGGACAGGATTTTTACCCAGGCGATCGTCCCTTCCATTTTTACGGAGGCTATTGCAGCGTAAATCTGCGCATCGGTGACGTATCCTGTAAGCATGGTTTGCGAGGCATATTCCCCGCGCCACGACTCGCCATAACCAAATGGCGTCGAACCATAACCGGCCACGTAGGGAATTCCCGAGCCATCAGGGCGATAAGCAATGACGAAAGCCTGATATGGCGAAACCAGCGATCCATACCCGCCAGCCAATCCATAACTCAGCGTTGGGCCGCCATAACAGCCAGTATCTTGCGGTCTGGTTGGCTCAAAGATGGATGGGGTTTTACCGGTCAGATCTTCAAGGATGTCGATGACCGACTGCCGGGTGCCGCGCTCTCGAAAGAGGTTTGTTGTTATTGTGTTCCTGAAAACATCATCAGACTGACCGGACCCCCTGACGAGGTTGGTGCCAAAGAAGTCATAGGCCACGATATCAAGCCAGCCATCCGTCGCTGTGCTAATGCGCGTTTGTAATTTTGCGTAGAGATAAAGTGAGTAGCACCATGCAAGAGCTGTTGCACAGGCCGTAAGTACCGCGTCCCGAAACGGATTATCATCTCCGTACCAAGTCGGCGGAATTAGCGCCTTGAGGCGGCCTAACATGTCCTGAGAATCGCCAGTCGCCATTTAACTCACCGATAATGTGCCAGCGCGAATTACCTGCTTAGCGGATGCTGTTATATCGTCAGCAGAACTCCCGTTCAGCGTGACGGCCGTTACGTTCGTAACCAAGGGGCTTGCGCCATAAGCGATCGTTGCCAGTTGGGTGAATGGCAGTGATTGACCCAGCGAAAGTGATGCGACATAGCTTTCAAGTGCCGCCTCAACCAAGGCAACGACATCAGAGCGAACGGCAGAGGAACTCAACGAAAGGGTCATCCCTATGTTGGCTGAAATGAGACTTGGGGCGAACACAGAGAAACTGATGGTGAATCCGCGGACCGCATCAATAGCTGAATACGCCTGCTCAAGAAAAGTGCTTGATGGCGTTCCGCTCCCGTCATCCACCACGGCATAGAAATATCCAGGCTGAGATAACCCGCCGTAAGACTCGTTTTCGGTCAGTGTGTAGGTCACACCGTTCTGCATGCTCGAAAGTGCGTAGCCGATCGCTGAGAGTGTGGATTTTGAAAGCGAGGCTATCCAGAGGACAAAACGGGATCTGAATGCGTCATCCGTTTCCGCGTCTTCCCCACTATCGAAAGTCACGGAGTTTGTGACGGTATCGACGTACTGAATGGAGCCTGAAATGACCGTTATCGTGCCAGCCTGGGCATTTCCTGCAGAACCGGCAGTTGACGCCTGGACGGGTACGCTGATGGATGCCGTACCGGCCGCCAGAACATAACCCAGTTGCGTGGCATCATAGGCAGTGTTCGACGTATCGGTTGTGACGAGATACGCCTGAGTACCGTCGGTCGTGGTTACCTGCGAACCAACGGGGATAACCGCCTGATTGGTTGCCGTGAACCGGCTAAATATCACCTGACCGGTCGCCGCTGTGGCCGCAAGTCTTGTGAAGCTGAAATCAGCCATCCAGTTATCGAGATCATCACCCGAACTTGTCGAAGCCCGAGTTGTTACCAATAGGGTCACAATCAGCTGTTGTATCCACATGGCCACCGCTGAGTTTGATTCGACAATCGAGCGCAAAATACTGCCGATGGCGAGGTCAACCAGGCCTTTAGCCGCGCCCTGCATAGCAGTTACCTGGTCACTGACCAGTGTCGCAAAAGTTTTAATATTGAGAGCCACGCGATTACCTCGTCACGTCGAAACTGAGAGTTGCAGGGGTGCCGGTGGTGGCGTCGTTGTATTTGACATAGACGCTTACCCCCTGATCGATGATGGTGAGCGTGACAGTGGGTGCAGGGTCCTGTGCTACGGCATCCTCAAGCAACATCTGGCCGAGGATCTGCGCTTTCCACTCGCTAATGTTGACCGGTTGCCCAACCTTCTGACCCAACCCAGCGCCGTAGTCAGGGTGGAAGACGTAATCACCAGGGTTCGTCATCAAGCGCCGCAATACTCGCTGTTTGCCTCGCTCGGTGCTTTCCACTGGACGCAGGTCACCCGTCGGCGAGGTGCTCAAGTCACCGCCTATATAATGGTAAATGTCATACATGGGTTACCCGCTTATGTGGCTTGCTGGTTCGGACTATTGGTATTGCTGCCTTGTCCGTTCTCGTGATGTGTATGGCCGTTATAGGTGGTGCGCAGCGTGTTTACTGACCCAGCCGACTGGTTCTGGTCGTAAATATCTTTCACCACTATCAGGTTTTCATCGACAGTGACGTCGCCACCAGTGAAGTGGTGGGCGGGCGCGGTATATGTGATTTTTGTGGCCGAACTCACCAGTACCTGGCCGTCATTGGTGAATTTCAGCAGCGAGCCGGACTGATGTACCAGCCAGAATTCGCCCGACGGCACGGCTGGGGGCCGGTCTACATCATTAAATAACTGCCCAGACGCCACGCCATTGCCGATATTGAAGGAGTCAGGTTCCATCACTACAACAGCGCCAATCTCCGGCCCACAAACCATTCCCCACCCATTCCCAACCCATTGCGATTGAAGAGGTATCCACCCCGTTTCTTCGCCGGTCGGTTGCAACTGAACCTTTACCGAGTAGGTGTCTGGGTCATAGGCGGTGATGATCCCCTGTCGCGTGCCGGTATTGCCAGCGCCAGACTGCATGGCGCCTGCTTTCATTGCATTTAATAAGGCTCTCATGCTGATACATCCAATGCGGGACTATGATTCTTGCCGGAAATTGACATGGAGTAGCCGGTATCCCAATTTAATGAGCGGCGCACGCTGTCACAGTAGTAAACCTGGTCGAACGGGCTTTGCGTCCCTTCAATCCGAACCAGGGTATTGGGAGTCAATAGATTGTCCCCCGCCGTAGAGCCGGAAAACTTCATCTCATGCTGCACGATGTCACGATAAATTGACTGGGCCAGCGCATTGGCCGCCTCAGGCGTTAAACCGTTACGGATTATTCGGTAAGTCTGCGTTTTGGCCGTGGAACTGCCAGGCGTTGTACCCTTGGCATATTTTGGATAGGAGGCGATAAACTGTTTGTTTTTACGCTTTGAGTTCCAACTCAGCACCTCGACAGTGATCCCTTTAGAAATGGTCAATGCGCGAGAGAATTGCAGGTCGTCAGACATATTGCATTGCGGGTAAAGCAACTGCCCGGGTGGCTGCCAGCGGATCACGTAATTATCTGCTTTTGCAGGGTCTGGCATCGGGCCAAAATGAAGGTTACTGCCGTCAACATAGACGACATAGTTTTCAATGCCCGCCAGCGTTGTGAGCAAATCCCATTCTGTTTGCTCTCCAGTCAGGTGAGCAGAGTCAATCTGATAAAACTCACCAAATCGCCCACTGGTTGCAGTCACTACCGGGGTAAGGCTGTGCCGATTGGCAATTATGGTCGCTATCTCTGAACTGGTGTAATTCTTGAAGCTTTCCCCCGCTGATTTAGCGTCAATCAGCAGTGCTGTGAAGTCACGGCCATCAGCAGTGATTTCAAATTTTGCCGGGTCAAACTCCCAGTTATCGATGTTGCCGGTGATCAGCTTTTTTTCATCAGTACCGGAATCAGAGATAATCATCGCGGACAGTTCAACCTTGATGGTGGTCTGGGCCGCCCAGTAATTCAGCATTCCCATGGATGCCGGCAGCGAAGAAGTCGCCAGGGTCAGATTGAACGTTGATGCCCCTCTAAACCCAGTGCTATCAACTTCAAAACTTACAAACGGAATCTCTACCCCATTCAAAAGACAACGCCCGCTAATTCTGCGGGCGCTGGAGGTTACTATCGCGTTGTTTACATCCATATTTAACTCGTTGGGTTAGATGGAATAGTCAGCGTGTTAATACCTGTAAGTTGAGGGTCTGTCAGGCCATTGGCAGAAGCCAGGCTTGACCACAAAGAAGCATCGCCATACTGGTTTGCGGCCACCTGATAGAGATTTCCACCTGACAGCGTGATTTCACGCACGCCGTCAGCCGTCTGGCCTGATTGAACGTTTTTATTCAACCGGCTAAGCACACTCTGCATGTTGTACAGAGCGGGGATCCGCGTGGATAAATCAACCTGTGTAAGCAGATTGCTAATGGTTTTTGATATTGGGTTTCCTGGCACCAATCCACCCAGCGTTGTTATCTCGCTGGCCGAAGCCTCAAGTTGGCTTATCGACTGACTAACCAGAGTCTGTGCGGCCACTATCGGCCTGACAATGGTTTGCACCGTGTCTACTGTGGCGTGGGCAAAGTCTGTCACCTCTGAAACTGCCGATTGAACCGCGGTTACGGCAGCAGTGACCGACGAGATATTCACCGTGCCAGCCAGGCCTAGCGTAGTGCCAACATCACCATTAACCAGCGCATCCAGCGCCCCGGTCAGCGCATCAACTTTCAGCGGGGAGTCATTGCGAGCAATAATCCCGATTTCGATGGTGTAAGGACGGCGGTAAACGTACTCATACAACGGAGTAAAGCTGGTGATGACCACGCTGAAGCTGTAACTGTCCAGCGTCATAGTTAACGCCTTCCCCGCATCCCTCATACGCTCCAAAGCTGTCACGCGATCGCCAGAATTAGCCCCGGTTATGATTCCTGACCAGCTAAAGGCATCGTATTCCACGCCGAGAACGTCAATAACACGCTTGCCGCCGATCATCTGGTGGGTAACCGTTTTTTGACGCCCAGGAATAGCCAGGCGCTCAGGGATTTCAAATTGAAGGAACTCGAAATCACCAAGTATCAGTCTTGTCGCTGTTGGATTGGAGCCTTGTGCGAAATTATTCAATGCGCTTAATAACGCCATATCTGCTCCGTTTATTTTGTACTCAGACCACTAACCTGACCTGGGTAAGTAAGAAGCATTGATGAATCAAATGCACTTGGACCAGCAGGGGGTTTTCCTGCAACTTTGCCCATACCATCTATGACCGTTGCAACTATCACTTTCCGCCCCTCGCTTGTCATCATGAGGTTTACTGGACGTGAATCGGTTGCGGAAGATTTAACCGGTACTGGTGGCATCATTGCCTTTGGTTTTTGGTGTGGATCTGGATAATGCGTGGGATCAATCAGGTGACGATATTCAGCAGCAGCATCAGGGTTTGTGACATTGAAACCTGAACTACCCTTAGTTGCTTCCGAAGTAGATGCTTTTGAGTTGGCATCGTAAACACCATTTTCTTATACCACTCGTACCCCTCG